TAGCAAAAAACGCAACTGAATATACATTTTTAACTGAAACAAAAGATGCTGATTTTATTAGTGAAGCATCAATTATTACAGGGTTAAACCCTTATAGACCAGGAGACTATGTTAATATATTACAAAACTCAATTACGTTTAGAGAATTAAACGATGCTAATTTGCACACAATACAAATGCAAGTTGCTACTATTAGTGGGCTAGGTACTTATTATATTGAGGCGTATTGTAACGGAATCTATGAACAAACTTTCGAAAACACGGGTACAGGTTACCCGCTAAAAATATCTATTGCAAATTTCACAGGTGCTGATAGGGTTTACACTTTTAAAATTAAAGCAAATGCACCTATGACTATGACCGTAGTTTTTACTTATTCGATAAGAACTACAATAGATGACCCAATTACAGGAACACCTACAACAAATACAAACACGTCAGTAATTCAATGTAACTCCGTTGTATTAAGTGGTAATGTAGATATTACAAACACTTTGCCTGATATGAAAGTTTCGGATTTCTTTTCTGGAATCTTAAAGCAGTTCAATATGACTTGTGTAGGTATTGACCAAAACTCTTTTGAAATTTTACCTTTGGATTTGTGGTATAGTAACGGTATTACTTACGATATAACAAATTACGTAGACATTGAAAGCGTTGACGTTTCTAAAATGCCAATTTATAAAAAGATATCTTTTCAATATGAGCAATCTGAAAGCTTTATAAATAGAAATTATTTTTCGATTAGTAATTCTGAATACGGAAACACGGATAATGTATATAATTACGATGGTGGTGAATTCATGGTGCAATTACCTTTTGAAAACCTACAATTTGCACGAGCTGAAGACAATGATTCACCAGTTCACTATACTATATTAGGTTATCACTTAAACAAAGACTATCAAGCGTATATCCCAAAACCTACTTTACTTTATTTGTACGGAACGTCAGGAACTTTAGACCACAATATAAAATTCTATAACGGAACTACTCACGTAAGTATTTCAAGTTATGCTTTATTCGGTCAAGATTTAACGGTAGGCGGTGTAAAATATTCTTTGAATTGGGGCGCTGATAATTCTGTTATCCATGCTGAAACAATTCAAGACGGATTATTTGCAACTTATTACTTTAACTACCTATCTAATTTATACAATTTAAAGCAACGTTTAGTAAGTATTAAAACACAATTGCCAGTTAGCTTAGTTACGTACCTTAAATTGAATGATAGACTTATTATACGCGATAAAAGATATATAATAAACGATTTAAAATTAGAGCTTAACACAGGAGAAGCACAAATAACAATGTATAGTGATTTTACACCAATAGCGGAATGATAAAAAATATATTAGAAATGTTAAAACTTGCTGACCATATAGGACATGGTGAAGCAATAGAAGTTGCCAAAGGTAAACACGAATTAAAAGAGACAACTAGAGGTATTTGGAAACAAGCAATAAGAGAATTTAAAGTTAAAAGACATGGCAGAAAAAAGAGTAGTTGAGTTAGAAATTCAAGACAATAGTAAAAACCTAAAATCGCAACTAAGAGAAGCCCAAGCGGAAGTTTCTAAGTTAGCTGAAAAATACGGTGCTACAAGTAGAGAAGCTATTGCAGCTGCCAAACGTGCTTCTGAATTAAAAGATGCTATTGCAGATGCTAAAGACTTAACTGATGCATTTAACCCTGATGCAAAATTTGTTGCAGCTTCTAAAGCAATTGGCGGTGTATTAAATGGATTTCAAGCATACGAGGGAGCGTTAGGTTTAATAGGTGTAGAAAGTGAAGAGTTACAAAAAACTATGCTTAAAGTGCAGAGTGCTATGGCTTTGTCACAAGGTATTCAAGGTGTTTTTGAAGCTAAAGATAGTTTTATTCAGTTAGGTGCAGTTATAAAAGACGTTGCAGTAAAATTAGGGATTCTAACAATAGTTGAGGAAGAAAACGTTGTTGCAACAGAAGCACAAGCAGTTGCAAATCAATCAGTAGCTACAAGTTTTGATAAAGCAGGTAAATCAGGTAAAACAGCATTAAATGGAATTAAAGGCGCGTTAATAGCTACTGGAATAGGTTTATTAGTAGTTGCTCTTGGTTCAATCGTTCAATATTGGGATGAAATTAAAAATGCTATTAATGGAGTTAGTGATGAGCAAGAAAAGTTAAACAAGCTTTCTCATGATAAATTTGAAACTTCAAAAGCTGAATTACAAAATTTAGATGCACAAGATAACGTATTAAAATTACAAGGCAAAAGTGAACGCGAAATACTTAATTTAAAAATAGCAAAAGTAAATACAGCTATTGAATTAGGTAAAATCGAACTTGAAAATGTTAGCCGCACAAATAAAGCTGAAGAAAAAGCAGCGATACAAAACTATAACTTAACAAAAAAAGTAGTTGACCTAATAGTAAATTCTGCTTTATTCTTACCTAAACTAATGTTAATGCCTATTGACTTAGCAATTAAGGGAGCCAATAAAATATCTGAAGCTTTAGGAATGGGCAAATTAGTTGCGTTCGACATGGGTAAAACTATTGACGATATGCAAGATAAGTTTAGTGGATTTATTGCAGGTTCGTTATTCAATGTTGAAGAGGTAAAAGCGGAAGGTAAAAAAGAAGAGGAAGAAATACGTAAACAATTACGTGACTTAGAAAACCAAAAAGCAGGGTTTCAATTGTCTATTAAAGAAATGAACAAGCAAGGTTCGGCTGATGCTGTAGAAAATAAAAAAGCGGAACTAGATGCATTAATCGAACTTGAAATAAGAAAGGCAAACACGGACGAAAAAATACTTACTGATTTACTTAATAAAAGACTAGAATTAGAAAAACTAAAAGGCGCACAATTAGAAGTTGCTCAACAAGATAACGCGGAAAAAATACGTAAAGCTATTGAAGAGGACAACAGCCAAATAATACAATTAGAAACAAAGAAAATAACTGATTTAAAAGTATTAAGCGATTCACGTTTAGACACTTTACAAGGTGGCTTAGATGCTGAATATGAAGCGGAAAAAGCAGCTGCCGAAAAAAGACAATTAATATTAGACGTTCAAGCAATTAGAGCAAGACAAGCAGAAGAAAAAGCACAATCATTTAAAGTAAACGCGGTTAAACAAGGGTTAGAAACGATTGCAAGTATTACAGAACTATTCGGTAAGAAATCTGAAAAGGCAGCACGTAAAGCATTTGCAGTTCAAAAGGCAGCACAAATAGCGACTGCATTAATTACAACTTACCAAAATGCAACGAGTGCTTACGCTTCTCAATTTACACCACTTCCAGACCCAAGTTCACCAGTTCGCGGTGGTATTGCAGCAGGTTTGGCAGTTGCCGCAGGTTTAACAAACGTTGCAAAGATTGCTACTCAAAAATTCGAGGGCGGTGGTTCAATGGGTGGTGGTAGTACACCAAGTGGCGGTGGTGGTGGTGGTCAAATGACTACGCCTAACTTTAGCGTAATCGGAAGTTCGGGAGTTAATCAATTAGCGCAAATTCAACAAAAACCAACAAGGGCTTATGTAGTAAGTGGTGACGTGGCAAATGGATTAAGCCTTGAAAGAAATAGGTTACAAAATGCAACTTTATAACGTTTTAAAAATATGGAATCAAAGAAAATAATCGAATTAGTAATTGATGAAAACGATTTACAAACAGGAATTCACGCTGTATCGGTAGTTCATTCACCTGCAATTGAAGAAAACTTTATTGCATTATCAAAACACGAAATAGAACTTAAAGAAGTTGACGCGGAAAAGAAAATATTAATGGGGGCTGCCTTAGTTCCTAATAAACAGATTTTACGCGCTGACAAAGACGGAAAAGGCTATTATATATATTTCAGCGAGGATACTATTAAAAAGGCTTCAGAGTTGTTCTTAATGCGTTCAAATCAAAACAACGCTACCTTAGAACACAAAGAAAAACTAAATGGTTTAAGTGTTGTTGAAAGTTGGGTTATAGATAATCCCGAAATGGACAAGTCTAAGGAATATGGTTTTAGTTTACCAAAAGGAACTTGGATGATTTCAATGAAAGTAAATAACGAGGATATTTGGCAAGAGGTGAAAGCTGGAAAAGTAAAAGGTTTTTCAATTGAGGGATATTTTGCGGATAAATACGAAATGAGCCAAGAGAAAGACGAACGCGAAGAAATTATTAATCAGTTAAAAGAGTTGTTGAAGTAATGCCTAAAATACCGTATTATATTAGAAACATTCAAAAGTCAACCGTTGAAAATACGGAAGTTTTTATATTAGATAATAACACGGACGTGGCACAAACAATTTCTTACGAGGATTTTTTAATTCAGCTTCAAGAACAAATAGAAGTACCTACAGATTTTAAACCTTTATTTTTATTGCAAGGATGTTAGGAAATGCAAGAATAAAACCAAGTGCAACAACTTTAAGTACGTTGTTTACAGCTTCAGCGGATTGCGTAATAAGTTCAATTTCGATTTGTAACACAGGAGCGACAGCAACGACATTTAGAATGGCTGTAAGACCACTTGGTGAGGGTATTGATAATTCGCACTACCTATATTACGATTTACCAATTGATGGTAACGATACATTTATATTGACAGGTGGAATAGTATTGAAAAACACGGATATAATTTCTGTTTATTCGGGAAATGCTAATTTATCTTATAATTTATTTTACACGACTTAATGGCACAAAATAGCGCAAAGGGAAGTTCTTATATAACACCTGGTTTAGATAACCTAACCGATGTTACTATAACAGCTGCAACGACTAATCAAGTATTAACGTATAACGGTAGTGAGTGGATTAATTCAGCTACGCAAGGGGATATGTTAAAATCTGTTTATGACGCAGATAATGATGGAGTAGTTGACAGCGCAGAAAAAGAAGTTTTAGAGGTTAGAAATTCAACAGGAGCAACGATACCAAAATCGAGTGTAGTTTATATTAATGGCGCAACAGGTCAACATCCCACAATCACTTTAGCGGACGCAGACACGGAAGCAACAAGTTCTAAAACAATCGGTTTAACGCTAACTGCAATAGATAACAATTCAAACGGATATATAATAACAAGCGGAACGTTTAACAATGTAGATACGTCAGATTTTAGCGATGGTAACGCTTTATGGTTAAGTTCCGTAGCTGGTGAAATGGTTGCGGTCACGCCACCTGCAAAACCTGCTAATAGCGTGTTTATTGGTTGGGTTGGTTATGCTCATCCCTCAAATGGTAAAATTATAGTTGCTATTCAAAATGGTTATGAATTAGAGGAGTTACACAATGTTAGTATAACGTCACCATTAAGCAACGATGTTTTAACTTATAATGCAATTACTGGACTTTGGGAAAACGTGCCAAGTGGCGGTTTAATACCAGCTGTTACAGCACATGAACAAATGAGGGGCGTTATGTTTTCTAACAACTCCACAACAGATACAACTTCGGGCGGTGTTACAATAGCTACAACGGCTTCAACTATTGCGCGTTCTGTAGCTTCAACAAACTTTGCAACTAAGCAAATTCGTAAAGGTTATTATGGTTCTGTAGTTTCAGCAGGGCGTTATACAGGCGTAAGGGGTTCGGCTTTGCTTTGGTATATCGGTGGCGGTTTTAGATTCACTTGCGAAGTTTATATTTCAGATACGGCGTATGGTAGTGGATGCAGGCAATTTTACGGAATGATAGGACAAACGTCTGATTTAACTTATTCGAATACTGTAACCGTTGATTCAATGCTTAATGTTATTGGGGTTGGTTCGGATGCTGCGGATGCTAACTTGCAATTGTTTCATAACGATGGTTCGGGAACGTGTACGAAAGTAGACTTAGGGGCTGATTTCCCAGCGAATAGAACAGCGGGAGCTGCCTTAACTACGACTTATTCAATAGAACTTTATAACGGTAATTCAGAAACCGATATAATTTATAGAGTTATCAATAATGAATTAGGACATATAGCAGAAGGTATTATTTCAACGAATTTACCTTTAGATACGCAAGGGTTGAATTTTTGCGCTTCTCGTTGCATGGGTGCAGGTGTTACAAATACAGGGCAGTTTGATTTAATTTTATTAGGGGTTTATAGTTTATAACATGGAATTTACTTTAGAGTGCATACAGGAACAATTGGATTTTGAGCAAACGAATTTAATCGTTAAGCCAAGTTCTTTAGAAATAAGAAATTATGTAGGTAGTGGAATTATTGTAAACACGAACGAAATAACGCCTACAATGATAAATGATTTTATAGCGGAACAAACACCGTTATTATTTGGGGTTTTTCAATCTATGGAAAATATCCCTTTAGAAATACGTAACAAATATAATTTATAATATGGCTGAAAAAATACCAAGCCCGAAAGGTGGGCGTAGAGGTTGTCTATGTAAAGACGGAAAATACTCTAAGAAATGTTGTGACGGAAGTTTACAAGCGCAAGGAATAGGCAAAACAGCGAGTGTAACGCCTGAAGTCGTAACTATAACAGAAGTGGACGGAGTTAGAACGATAGTACGTGAGAACTCATAAAAAAGTAACAAGGTAAAATTTAAAACGTTTAAGAAATATGAATACGAGAAAAACAGTTTACGAGAAGTTGTTTACCAATCAAACAACAGAATTATCTACGCAAGAAGTAGAACTTGCTATGTTTAAATCAGTTCAAGAAATTGAAAAACTATATGCAGATTTATTAGCAAAATCAAATGAAGCGAACAAATACGTTAAAGCTATAAATGATGCTAAAATGGGATTGAACAATTTAGGAAAATCAATTAACGTACTTGCTACTAATTCAGGAAGAAGTAAAGATTTTTTATCTCAATTACAAAAACTTAAATAAAAACGAAAAATGAATACAAATCAAATCTTAAACAAAGTTCGAGTTCTTTTAGGAATAGAAGTTAAACTTGAAACAATGAAATTAGCGGATGGTGTAACGGTTTTAGAAGCTGAAGCATTCGAGCCTGAAATGGAAGTTTTCGTAGTTACAGAAGACGAACAAAAAATACCTGTTCCTGTAGGTGAATACGAATTAGAAGACGGACGTATTTTAGTTGTAGAAGCTGAAGGAATCGTTAAAGAGGTTAAAGAGAAAATGGAAGAGGAGCCAATGGAAGAAGAGCCAACTGTAGAGGTAGAAGTAGAAGCTAAAGAAACAAGCGCACCAACACCAAAGAAAACAATTGAAAGCGTAGTTAAAGAATCATTCTTTTCAGAAATCGAAGACTTGAAAAAAGAAAACGAAACTTTAAAAGCTGAACTTTCTAAATTGACTACACCAAAAGACGAAACTGAAACTTTAGAAGTAGAACTAAGCGAAGAGCCTAAGCCTATCGCATTCAATCCCGAAAACACGAATCCAGTTGAAAGAGTAAGAATTGCTTCTAAAAGAGAACGTTCTATAATGGATTCAGTATTAGAAAGACTAAACAAGTAATCAATAAAAATTATATAAAAATGAGTTTACACAAAACAAATCTTGCTACCACGACTTCGATAAGCACCTCGTATGCTGGTGAATTTGCAGGTAAGTACATTGCTGCAGCTTTATTGTCTGCACCAACTTTAGAAAAAGGCGGTATTACAATCATGCCTAACGTTAAGTACAAACAAGTTATCAAAAGAGTAGCTACTGACGGAATCGTTAAAAACGGAACTTGTGACTTTGACCCAACGTCTACAGTTACTTTGACTGAAAGAGTTT